TCACAGAGAACTGAGGTAGGGCATACTACCTTTCCATCCGGCCAGCTTCGACACCACGTAATCTATGCACGCCTGGGAATTGCTGTAGAAGACAAAAGCCTCTTGAAGGGTCTTTATCTGCATGGGGTATCCTTTCGGATACTGCGGAGGAACAGATAAATGTATCCAGCTTGGCTGCAAATGCTGCTAGCCGTGATTATGACCATCGCTGCATTGATGCAGATAGGTTCGATCTTGTACTCGATTGTCAATCGAAACGCCAAAGACCCGAACATCAAGCCAGGTGCGAACCATCCAATAGCCCGAAGAATCTGGATGACGGCGATGCTCTTTATACCCTTCCCTTTGATTTTCCTAAGCATATCGAACCTCATTCAAGAAGCTCACAGCAAAATGCCACTCACAAGGCAGGCAGTATTCTTCATGTGCGGGGATACCGGATCGATTTGCTTGGCGGTGACCGTCTTCTTTGTGCTAGCAGGGATGTTCGCCATCGTGGAGTTGATGTACGTATTGGAAAACTTCAACCAGATGCACAAGGGCACGCTTGACGTCTTGGTAGATATGAACGATCAAATCTGGAAGAAGCCAAGCAGGAAAAGAAAGACCAAGGTTGGATAATGAGCCGTGCTGAGTCAAGTCTGTCATCGCCAATGCAAAAACCCCACCCTGTTGTCAGGATGGGGCTGGATGATGAATGAGCATGATTGATTCAGCTTGCATGAGAGCGAGCCGGATAAGGATGAAGTGAGTTCACTTCCTTGCCCATCACTTTTTAACGGGACAAGGGTAGGCTTCTTGAAGCGCACCATATACGCCCGCGCTTGCCGCGAAGTCTAAAGTTTTTGGGTGTTTCTCCATGTAGACGAGGTAGACCCGAACCAACGTTCCCAATGCGGCATCAGTGGGACAGGCCACACGCATTGAGGTCAGACCAGCCGTAATACCATCGATATACCCATAGCAAGCCCCCGCGTCATACAAATCAACGCTGTCTAGATTACGTGTATTGTCGAGCATCGCTATGTAGTTCTTGCATTCGTGAACGAGGTCAGTTCCTGTCGTAAACGGGCGGTCTACGGCGAATAAAGCGATTGCGAGCATAGGGGCGAGCATGTCAGCCATACTCTCACACTTGCCTATCGTTGGTGGCTGCTGGTGGGTTCCATACCCTGTGGGCATGGCTGGATTCACTTCCTCAGCTTGGCGTACTGCTCACCTGTCAGTTCTAGCGCTATCTGGCCTCCCCCTCTGAAGTGGGTACAGTAGTATTGTGCCTGCCCCTTGTCACCCGCCTTCCCACATTGATGTACGCCTAACGATAGGAATGCCATGAACGCTCTAATTCGCAGACCCCTGCTGAGCCTCGGCCTTTTGCTTCCGCTTCTTACCGTGGCTTGCTTAAGAGTAGCGCCGCCGCCATCGCCGCCACCTTCGCCTGATGTGATTACCAGGATGACTTCCGCGAAGAAGATTTTTCTCTCCAATGGAGGTGAGGATGCTCAATTCGTACACGATATTCCGGGAGGTCCGAATCTGGCATACGATGAGCTTTATGCATCGCTCAAGCAATGGGACCATTTCCAGCTAGTTACTTCACCGGCGCAAGCTGATCTTATCTTCGAGATACGGGGTACGGAGCGTTCAGCGATTGTAGAGTCAGCGAGCCCGGATGGCCGCCATTCCGATGTCACCTATTTCCCCGCATTCTTAAACCTCTCCATCCTCGATCCTTCTACGCAAAGTTCTTTGTATGTGATTACCATCTGGGCAGGGCGGGATACCACCATCCCTAAAGGTAAGATCGCTTTCACGAAGTCCATCGGCACATTGACCGACCGGATAAAAGCCGTTGTATCTGTGCCCACACAAACACCACAACCGTAGTGTCATCGGAGCAGCTTCGCTAAACGGAAAACGCCCGGTCCTCATGAGAGATTGCCGGGCGTTTCAATTGCCTGTGCCTTTGATTAGTGGTGGCTCAATTAAAGCGCGTCAAGTGCCGCGAGGTCCTCGTTTGGTTTTACGAACGTTTGGCGTTTTGGTTGGAGCATATCCTGACCGGTAAGTGCTGGGTTCAACTTCTCGGGGGCTTTTTCCTCCGTAGGCTTATCCGCGTCGGCCACCATGCTCAACGGTATCGCATGGAAGTCCTCACTTGCCTTTAGGACCGCTTCCTTCGTTGGAGCCTGTTCATCGGTTGACTTCTCTTCTGTGGGCTTCTCTGCAAAGAATGCACTCTCGGATATCATGTTGCTCATATCATTTCTCCTTGTATGTTGTGAAATTCATAACTTTCTGTGCTCGTTGGAAATGTGTGGCAGACACAGAGGCAGGAAAGCCAATTCAACTGCACTGATATTCAGGTGTGGTGTTCGGAAAGATGGCCCGGAGGAATGCACGGGAATCATGCACCCAGATTTTGTACCACATCCTGCTTTCAGGCGTCCAAGTGAGCACAACAAAAGGCCAGCCCGTTATGGACTGGCCTCTATTTGCTTTGAAATCAGAATTAGATCGTGACGCCACGTGTTGCCATGAGCTTCTTCAACTGAGCATAGATTCGCTCTTATTTGGTAGACCAGTCATACAAATTAGCACCGGCACCGGTCACAGGCTGTTTTGCGTAAGCGTAATGCTGTGCGAACCGTGCCCATAGAGGACCTTCCACATAAAAGCCTCCCCAGATAGTTGGGTGGGTTCCGTCAATTGTGTAGGTCTGCTGGGTGTTGACATTGCCGACTGAAACACCCGCAGGTAATGTCGCCATGTAGGCGCTGAACTGCCCAGTAGCATGTTCATTCAGCACAGGCACACCGTAGTCGTTTGCAATTTGGGTTTCCAACGCATTCCAAGCATTAACGTTGACATCTTGTTGGAAACTGTTGTGCTGCGGAGCAATCAGGATCAATCGAGCAAATGGATTGGCTTGCAGATAGCCCTCAATTGCCCTGCGCAAATAGCCACACATGCTCGCTGTCGCAGATGTGTCCACATACGTTCCCGTTGGTGAATCAAAGTTAGTGCCAAGCGCGATGATGACCATTTCCATAGTCGCCAAGTCTTGTGCAAGGGTGTTTCCAATAGTCCCGCTGTTGTGATAAGTCTGCGCTTGTTGCCCTGTGGTCGGATTTGCAACTGTGGATGTGAATCCTTGATTAGTGCCATTGACGGGATCATTACCGTACATCTCAAATATCTGTGAGAATGCCCGGCCAGCGCGTGCGTCCAGTCCTGCCAAATTGCAACCTGATGCAGCACAAAAACCGTTAGTGATGGAAGATTGACCTAAGCGACTATCGCCACAGAACCAAACATTGATGTTAGTCAGCGGCGTAAGCGGACGGCCTCTGTATGGATTGATAATTGGAGGAATGCCGCCAGCAGATGTACAAGGTGCAAAGTAAGGAACTTTACCTGTTGCAGGCGACCACATCAAACTCATAAAAACAGCATTGTTTGGAATTGGAATTGCTTGCCCTGCTGCAAATGTCGTTGTAGGAATAGCAGATAAAAATGTACCGTCTGCTTTATAGAAACAATGTCCAAAGTTTGCATTTCCGGGGCTGCCGTTCTGCATAGCGCAAGACACAAAACTCAGCCCTGCGCAAGGCGTGAGTAGACTGCTTCTTAAAGACGCAGCGACACCGGTTGTATTGATTGTGCCATCGACAACATTGCGACAGCCTGCAAGAGCATTATTTATATCGATGAGGTTGCGCCCATTAGGCCAAATACCGACCTCTGCATGTGGGACTGTCGTAATACCAAGCCCTGCCGCAAGTTGAGCTGCTGCGGTAGTAGCTACAGCCGCATCCTTTGCATCTATCGTGCTACCCGGATAAGTGCCATAGGCCTGCCAGGGCGCGAGGACAGTTCCGTAGTTAATCATCAAGCTATTTGGGTTGGCGATTACGTGGGTGTTGGCCAGAGTAATCCGCATGTAGGCAATGTTCGCGTTAGACGGAGCGGAGATAGCCGTATCAGCACCATGCATCGTCGTATCGTCGACAACCCATGTGAAATTTTGATCGAAATACGAAATGCGCTGCACGCTAGGAAGCGAATCAGTCGAAATGAATTGTTGTCCGGCTGTGATTGGAATGAAATCACTGACGGCTACATTAGCCGAGGTATTAGCAGTGACTACCCCGCCCGTATTCAAGAAAGCATTCTGTGTGCAGGCAGCTACATTGCAGAGTTGCAAGAGAGAACTGCCAGTCGGTTGTTTTGAGGCGAGCGAAGCAAGTGCTCCCAAAGAAGCGACACCGGGAACACCTTGAGGTCCAGTGGGACCAACAGGACCAACATTCCCTTGAATGCCTTGAGGACCAACAGGACCGACTACACCTTGAGGACCAATGGGGCCGGACTGAACAGTGACCTGAGCTGCAAGGTCCGGTTCATAGGTATCGAAGTCGAAGGTCAAACCTGTAGGCCACTGAACACAGCCATAACCAGGGCCGAGAAGATTGTTGCCTGTCACGTTGTCTATGAGCCTGACCGCATAGCCAATGTTGATTGGGGTTGTCAGATTAGGATCGGCAAGGAGTATTTGAAACGCGCCATTGGTGACGACAGCGGAGACTTTGTAGACTGTAGTCGGTCCAGGAGCAACACCACCTGTCTTGTATGAGAGAGGCTTGCCTTTATTGTCTACAGGTGTGAAATAAATTGTTGCATTGGTTATTGGTGTGCTGCTCGAATCACGAAGATTAGATGCAGACACTACGGTGTAACCCACCGTTGCAGTGAGACTTGCCATTGAGTGTGTTTCCTAATGAATGTGGAGGATTTGTTACTGAAGGGGATGTTTAGAAGAGTGCCGAATAGAGTGTGTCTTCCCTATTCGCACCGTCTTTGATTACCGATGGAGCCAAGCGTAGAGAAGAGGCCAGATAAGGTGTAGAAACTGAACAATCAGAATCCAGAGGATTCCACCGACACCAATTGCCTTGTACAGTTCTTTGCCCTGCCGCACGGCTTTGAGAACAGCATTCCCTGCCATGCCGAGCGCAGAACAGATAGTGATGAACCACTTAACAGAGCGAATGTCTTTAGTGACAGACTTGTGTTGCTCTTTCAATTCGCTGACTTGGCTCGTGATGTGAGATCGGAATTCCTGATCCTGCTCATGCCATGTTTCGTGTTTAGCAACGAGGCCCTCAAGCAATTCAGTGTTTCGCCCTATCTGGCCAGGGACTTTATCAGTCCCCACAAGAGAGGTGATGTCCTGTTGCATGGTTTCCAGCTTCTCGTCCTGACTGTCTAATCGCCGTTCTATCTTTTCGCGGTGTTCGTTCAATTTCTGTTCCATCAGGTCGAGTGTTTGTCGCTCACTCTGAGCAATTGCTAAGTGAATTTCGCCAGCCGGAAGCCCATCCAAGTCGCGTATGGTGATGTTTTGTGGAGGCATTATTCGCTGCTCCCGCTGAACATCTCTTGCTCGGCTGCGCGTCTCCGCTCAAGGCCGGGCTGCACCTTCCCACCGGCATACACCCAAACGCTGAACTGCTTCGCGGCTGCGGTGTAATCGCCTGTATTGAGCACGCGAAGAAGAGTGGATGTGGTGAAGTTTCCAACCCCCTCATTGAAAGTGAAGTCACAGAGAGCGTCGAACTGCCCTTGCGTGAGCGAGACTTTGACCTGACGGTTGACGCAAGCAATCGCTACCGCCATGTCCGACAGAAGCAGACTGTCTGCCTGTTCGTTTGTGATCGTCTGACCGGGATGGACATCGCCTGTATGTCCAAAGCCGATTGTCCAGATACCGGCTACATCTTGGTACGCAGTGAGCCGAAGCCCCTCAAACTGTTTGGTCAGTGAGAGGCCCTGAGGGCTGATTTGATATGTCATTGAAGGGGAATCTCGTAGTGCGGACATGCAGGGGCATAGAGGCCCAAAGGAATCGGGCTTCTATGCGCTCACTGCAAAGGGGATTTAGTTATTGAATGTAAATCTCTGCCACCTGGGCCTGTACTGAAGACGAAGCGCTCGGGACAGAACTCGATGCTCCACCAACACCCGGAACAGCATTCACAAAAACCGAGATGCCAGACAGATTCGTTCCAGTAGGAACAGTCAATGTATAGGTAGTCAAATTTCCTGCTGAATTAGCGAGAGGAGAGGTTGTGCTTCCTCCTAAAGAGGCATTAATACTAACGCTCCCACTTGGCGAAGTGGCCGATTGCCTAAGGATCGTAGTACAGATAACCGTCAGGGTCATGTTGGCGGCAGCAACTACGGAGTTAAAACCTGACCATGCCCCACTGCCTATTGCTGTTGTATTCGATGTCTTACCGACAGCAAAGGTGGAGGTACTCGATCCCGACACCGTGGCATATGAACTCAGATTTCCGTCATATGCAGCGGCAGGCGTCGTGGTGGTTCTGGTTCCTAATTCGCTAAAAGTTGTCGGTTGGTATTTACCGCCATTCGTTCCTGTACCTCCACCCCCTCCACCTGAGCCAGCAAAAGGCGTCACAATAGAGTCGATGAGGAAGTATCCGAGCTTGCCGAGAAAGTCAGACTGATTTGTCGTTGCTATCGGTGTGACATTGCCGCCCACATAGGTTGGATCGATATAGTACACGTAATAGAGAGTTTGTTGAGTCAGGCCTGAGATCGTCACGGCTCCACCAGGGAAGACAGGCAAAGACAACTGGCCGACAAGCGCGGTGAAGGGATTGCACTCGATAGCAGCGGTTCCATCGGGATACGCTTCCCCGACGAGTGAGCCTTTACCGACACCGTCCTGAGTCTGAACAGATAGAACCAATCCTGCGGTGAAGCCGTCGAGTTCCACCCATACAGAGGTTGCACCATTACCGCGTATTGATCGAATCCGAACGTCATACTGTTGGCCGGATACAACACCACTAATGAAGTAGAAATTGCTATTGACCGACGCTGACCCCGCATCAGTCCAATTGGCTGCACCGACAGGCTGATATTGAACCTGTATCTGGGTAACGAGGATGTCTAGAGGCGTTGTCCAGTTGACTTGGATTCGTGGCGCTACCGAACCGTCAGGCTGTAGCAGAGCCGTTGCAGCCGAGGAGATCAACTCCATGTCCGTCGGCGGGGCCGGGGTATAGGGAGCCTGAAGCGATGGCGCGGCTGGCACGTCATAGACGGTCAGCTCTTCGGCTACGCTCCAGTCATAGATTGTTGGGTCGGTTTCATTGACGCCGAGCGTGATACTGAGGAGAGGCCCTGCATCGGTCTGATCGGTGGTGAACTGAAATGAGTTCACTTCGAGCAGTTTGTCTGTCCAACCCATCTGAGAACACGTCATATTGAACGTGTCCATTGGCTGCAAGGCGAATGCGGCAAGAGACATCTTCAGCGTGCCCGAACCCATTTGCATCCGGTTGCGGAGTAACGCAATCTTGGCTAGACGCTGCGCCTGGGCGATGCTGAGAACCTGAATGAAATCCTTTTGGAGCGGGAGAACAACTTCACCGTCTTCGGTCAGATATTCATCGTTTGCATAGCCGTGAAGAGTGTCCGCTGCATAGTCTGGATATGAAGTCGGCTGGAAGGCGAAGGGAAAGTTATCCTGTATTTGGCCGTTGTACCAACCATTCGAGTCGTACAGGTTGCCAGCAACGTTAAAGGGGAAATTTGGTGCTGTGTACTTGCCGCGAACAAGATTCGAGATGTCACGGAAGCCTTTAGTGGTCCAATCAACAGAGTCAATCAGATGGTCGCTGTTGAATGATGCTGAAGGTCCGTAATAGGCTGCGGGATAGATGAACCATTGACCGCCTATTCGGCTTATCTTCCCACCCATCGACTCCATGAGGGTCGATATGATATCTCCGACAGCGGTTCCGGTGTCATAGTGCCAATGGCATGAATAACGGCTTTCAGTACCGCCCGCAGCAAGGGCAACCTGTTCGTCGCAGATGTTGGCTGCTGCAATCAGTTGGTCCTGATTTACGCTGTCGTCACCGAGGCCCCATTCAGGGTCAGTCAGAACATCATTGATGATGAGGGCTGCATTGGCAGAGTATGTGGGCGTTGTTCCTACGCGAGGGTCAACGACAGGCTTTCCATGCACCGTGAACCTTACTTCAGGCTCAGAAGGAAACATAGACGAGTCATATTCGACTTTGAGGTAGACATAGGTACAGCCACCCACAAAGGGAGACTTGCCGGATGATGCAGCCCAGGTAGGATCGTTTGCGGTGAGACCACCGATGACATCACCAGGAAGTTGTTCTCCATAGCGAGCTTCACAGTAGACAAGAGTTCCGAAATTGTATTGAACGCCGTTAGGGCCTTGGTGGGAATTACCGTCAGCATTGCCACCGAAGTTATATCCGTTTTGTGTGGTGTTGCCAGCGCTGGTGGTATCCCAATAAACCTGTCTGCCGTCAAGGTAAAGATTCTCAATGGCGAAACATTCATGAGTAGCGATGACGATTACATAATTGAATTGGTCATGGTGACCGCCTGTAGTCGAACGATAGATTTGAATTCCACCGACACGCTGAATCCCATAGATGATTTGTCTATATGAGGCAGCTTGACGAGTGGTGATGTTGACGCCACGGTTGGCTGTAAGCGCATTGGCTATGGCCCCGGCTTCCATGCTGATACCGCTGATAGCCAGCGATGCCATGATCTTGTCGAACCAGGGACTCGCTACGAGTGCGGGGTCTAGAAATGCGGCGACACCCATGCCAACAGCGCCAATCAGCTCACTTGCTCCAACCAAGGCCTTACTCATGTGTTTTGTGTTCCTAAATAGAAAGACCGCTCTGAATGAGCGACCCTGTGTGTTCTGGAGCGTGTGCCTGCTTAGGAGGTCTTCCACGCGCGAGTAATGACTGAAATGGGAAACTGCATCAGGCCGGTTTCACCGATGCTGATTGCATATCTGCCATCGATGCCGACGAAGCCAGCGATGAGCTGTGTTCCGTTCTGAATGGTGACAAGATCGCCACGTTGCGCAAGCAAAGGCTTCGACCATTCGGTGAGTCCATGCTTGGCTGCACAATAGGCGGCTGCATCAGCTACGGTTGTGCCGTTCGCTACAGACTTGATGAGTGCGAATGCAGAGGCTTCGTCGGTGTATTTGCCCCGGAAGTCGCTGGCGATATCCACGCCTGTCATTGCCTGAATCGCATCTGCTGCCATCAGGCAACAGTCCGATGTGCCCCACTTGAAAGAAACATTTTTGTGAGCAGCGATGAATGCAGGTAGGAGTTGTGTGTCCCACTTTGGGAGTCTTACAAGCGCCATGATTAGCTGCCCCAGATGAGGGCTGGAGACGCTTCCGACTTACGTCTCAGTCGTGCCTCACGCATCTTTTGGCGTGTCGTCTCTGAGAGTTTCTTACCGAAGTTCGGGTGATTCTCACCTTTTACGGCGTCACTGATTTTGCGGCGGTGAGCTTCTGTGAGCTTGTTGCCAAGACAATAGGTATTGCCTTTCTGTGAGTCACTCATCTTTTGGCGTGTTGCTTCCGTAAGTTTCTTACCCTTGCTCCACGAAGGATGTCCCATGAGCGATTGGCTTTGCTTTCGGCGGGACTCATCAGAGCGTTTGTGTCCCATATGCGACTCGCTCAATTTCTTACAAGTCTCATCGGATCGCTTTCCGTTAGCACCGCCTTCGGTCCTGTTGTAGCCGAAGTCAGGATTCATAGAATCATGAGTAAAGATGGCTCGACGCTCCATGTCGTCTAGCTCTGCTTTGCTGAAGGCTTGATGAAGGCAAACGATGTCGAACGATTCCAGGCCGTGCTTTCTCATTGCGCAATACAAATGAGCATTGCTTCTCACAGCACGCGCTTCTTTCTTGTGCTGTTTCCATCGATGTTCGATAGTTCTTGCAGTCTGTCCTATGTAAACCTTTCCATTGATTCGATTACGAACCAAATAGATATAACCGTAGATGTTCAAGTAACTGTGTTCCTTTGCAGGCGTGGCGAATCAATCCACGCGCACATAGGCGATGGATGGACCGAGCGCTGCTGATTGTGTGGCGGTAAGAGAGGGTTAAGAACCCCAATTCAACGAGATGTCGTTCAAAATTTCTACAAAATTGAAGGCACTGTCGGTCGGGAATTCCATGTTCTGATCTGCCGCCGTCCATAGCCGGGCTGAAGCCCTTTGCAGGTTGGCCAGGCGATTCTCTAGAGCAAGAGAAACGGTGATCGTATTGGCCCCGGTTGTGATGTGTGGCTTGTCTACCTGACCGCTGAAGAGCAAATAGGGTGTGCCGATGATCTGCCCGCTATTCAGGCACGCGAACCACACTTGAGCTGGAGCGCCTAACTGAATGTCAGTAAGACAAGCTGAGTAGAGTGCAGGGTCGATGCCAGATAAAGTCAGAGCTGTTCCTGCTGCCTGGACTTCTGTTCCCTCACTGATCGTTCCCACGCCACCGAGAGAGCCGACACCGAGATAGGTGTTGGAGTTGTAAACAAGAGGACCGACACCGCTCCATATGAACTGTGGGCCGGATTTGAATTGAAGTGAGGCCAGGAATGCAGGCACGACAACAGAGGCCTGAAGCGCAGCCAACATGAGTGGATCAATTGTTCTCATGTCTATCTGGCCTCTATCACGGAGATCGTGACGGCATTCAGTCTTGTTTCAGCGCTCAGAATGGATCGTTTGTTGCTGGATAGGCGAAAGAGCCCTTGTGGATGATTGAGGATGACCGGTTCACCGTCTGTCGTAGCCTCGCGAATAGAAGGCCAAACAGAGATGATCGCGCCACCGTTAACATCGGAATCAACCTGAGTCAAAACACGATGCAGACGATAACCAATCTGGAGATGATCGCCCGGTAGGAGCAGACGATAGGTGTTCGGTGTCCATCCACGAGTGGCAAGCGTATAGCTCATGGGAGCCGTGACGCCATTGCAGACAGGGGTGCCACTTGCTGAACCGCTAGGAGAGATGTGGAAGGGATGGCCGAGATAGAAGACATTGGTCATACCTCTGCATTCGCCCAAGAAGCCTTCCCATGCGGCGACGGTTTCGGATGTCATCTGCGGGAGAGTGAGGTCGGCAGTCCAGAAATCTGCACCGGGCCATGCCTGGACCTGCTGAACACCTGTAAAGGGTGAGGTCGATACAGGTGTTGTGTCGTTCATGGAGAGATTTAGCTGTTTGATTCCGGGGGCGCACGGAAACGCGACGATATTAACGCCGTTATAGGTGCCGATTGTGGACATAGATATTCCTAGAAATGTATGAGGGGTGAAGCTATCGCTTCGAGGAAGGCTGACGGCGCTGATGATCTTTCATGGCCTGAGAAGTTGTCTTCGTTAATTGCGGTGCAACTTGACCCATTGCATCCCTGAACTTCATATCGAATTGTTCGGGGGTCACGCCGTTAGCGACGTTTATCGAGTAATAGTTGCTGCCACCGCCGAGAGCGTTATGCGGGATGATCGTGCCGGGAGTAGACGGAACGAATCGTTCCTTTCCCATCTCACCCACATCGATCGGCACGCCAGCTTGGACGCCACCGCCTAATGCGAAGCCACCACCGAACATAGACAGTTCAGGAAGCACTTTCCCGAAGCCACCACTAACGACAGTACCGACGCCAGAGCCAGCTCCATCATCGTCTGGTGACTCTACATCATCACCATCTGTTGAATCGGCAGAGGCACCAGGACTGGCGACCTTAGCTGATCGATGGAAGAGACTTCCGAAGATGCCACCAGAGGATGAACCTGCACCACCAGGGGCTTTACCTGAAAAGAGATTTCCGAAGAGACCCGTAGCTGTACCGCCTACAGATTGACCAACGATGCGAACATTGATTGGATTGGTAGCTGTTCCATCTGGCTTGGTTAGGCCGAGAGCACCTAAGACAGGAGCCTCAATCTGTTTCAGACTGTCATTCGCTAGGCTCTTACCAATGCCTCGGAACATGCCCGACCAATTGGTCTTATCACCGACCATTAGGTTTGAAAGGTTGTCATTTAGGCCAGATATAGCTTGTTGATATAGCGCGACGACTTGTTTAGCAGAGTCTTCACTGTCCTGCACCCATAAGGCATTCGCATTCTTCAGTGCGCCTTGCCATGAGGCACCGGCAGTCTGTGCCGCGTCCTGCATGATCTGGACTTGGCGGTCGGCCTGAGCCTTCGCCACGGCAGCTTGTGCATTGACTGTGGCGGCTGAGTTGGGGTCTAAGCCGGTCTGTCGGCCTAGCTCGTCATTGAGGGCTGCAATCTGCTGACGATACTGTTCAGCATGGATGTTGGCCTGTTGTGTAGCTGCATCTTGATTGCTTATTTGGCCGGTCTGTCGCTGAATGCCTAGAACAGCTTCAGCATAGCCTGTCGATTGTGATCCCTGTTCGAGGGATGCCTTAGAGCGTGCTTTCGCAGCTTCCTCGGCCTCACGTTGGCTGGCATTGATGGCAGCAGTGTATTTATCGTATGCGGCTTTGTAATTGGCTGAACCTTGCTGGGCTTCCAAGACACGGATAGACCAATAGTCGGCTTCATCCTGTGCCGTGCGATGCCCTGCCTGAGTCCATGAGTCGTGATCGAGATCCCATGAATCGCTCTGATCTTTGAGAGCCTTAGCAGCAGCTTGCTTCTGAGCCTCGGCGGCTTGAGTCCGAGCTTCCCTTAGCTTTGCGGTGAGTTCGTTTTGCGCATAGAGATATTGTGCTGAACCCTGCTGAAGACCGGCTAACCGACGATCCCATGTGTTTACTTCAATGACGGCTGAATCGTTGCCAGAGTCTTTACGGGAATCGTCTTGGCCCTGCCATTGCTGACGTTGGGCTTCCATCGCCTTCCGTTGAGCTTCAGAGGCTTGACGTGTTGCCTCTTGTGCTTCCTGACGACGCTTTTGCGCATCCTGAAGCTGTTTTTCTTGTTGCTGGTCAGCGGTGTTGCGATTCTGCTGAGACTGCTCATCGAGCGTATTGTCTGCAAAGTCTTGAACGCCAGATAAGATGTTGATATTGGCGCTGTTCTTGCCGCCGGTATCGAATGACTGGATATCAGTGCGTGACTGTTTCGCCCATGCTGACAAGTCTTTGAGAGCTGCGGTGATCTTTGCGATACGTGCCGTTGCTGCCTCGGGTGTGTCAGTGCCGGAGCGTGTTGCGTCCCGGTTATCCCGTTGCATATTGCGGATATCGGTCATCCGCTTGTTTACTTCATCAGAGACAGGCCCTGTGCTGATTTGCCCAGTGAGGGTGAACGCACCCAGACCGGCTGAGTTCTCAGCTAATAACTTTTTGACATTCGCTGCCGCCTTGTCCGACGACTCTGCGAGACGATCAGCATTGATTCGTGCTTCGTCTAGAGCCAAGGCCAATGTGTTGACGGGCTTGTGCTCTAACTTGGCGATGGTGATTTCTAATTCATCGTTCGCCTTTCGGAGTCCATCGACGTTAGTCTCGATGGGAGCATTTAACGATTCAAAGCCATCCTTCAGTGTGTCAGGTAGCTTGACCGCTGTCTCATACATCTTGTGGAGAGCTTCAACACCTCTGACGATTTCAGCGGTGAAAGCAACTGCGCCAACGATGGGAAACGCGACATCGAATGCCTTCGATAGGAGCGGGATAGATGATGCAAATGATTCAGCCGCGCGAATGCTTCCGGTTCCGCTTAGAGCACGGATACTGGCTGAGGCTTTGGCACGGTCAGAGACATCAGAGCCGATTGAACTTGAGACAGGTGCAACTTTGTTGAGTGTGGCTAGTTCTGCCTGGACTTGTTTATTCTTGGCGCTGATTCGGTCGAGACTGTTTACGATGCGGTTCGCATTCGTATCAGTGACCTCTGACATCATCCTAGCGGTACGCTGTTGAATCCTTGCCAACTCCTCCGAAGATGCGCCAACACTCTTAGCAGCATCTATCTGCATCTTGAAGCTGGATAGGATTTGATTCTTAGCGTTGGCTACAGATTGAGAAGCCTTTGAAACAGACTGATTCGCTTTATCGACATTCGAGACGAACTGACCGACATCAGCATTGAACGTTACGTGGACTGGAGAGGCCATTTAGTTAAGTGCCTTAGTGACTTCAGCCGTCATAGTGGCGGCGTAAGCGTCAATAGCTTGTTGCTGTGTTGCGTCCTGCGCAACTCTTATGAACGGATGAGGATCGGTTGTCTTCTTGCCCTTAGTAGCGCGAGCATTCGCGTGTCCGTTCTCTACCCAATTGGCAACAGAACGTGTCACGGCAGTTCCAGGGCCGATGGTGACGCTAGAGACATCACCTGTCGTGGTGGATTTGTCGCTCGCGATATGAACAGCGGCCTTTATGTTGGCGGCTAATTCACCGGGCTTGAGGAGGCCCTCGGCAACACCAGACTGAACAGGAGTGCGTTCGACTATTGCTGTTTTCACTATCTGGCCGACTTCCGTCAGGGCTTTGCGTTCAGCTTTCTTGAGCGCATCACCCTTCAGGGCATCGAGCTTTGCTATGAGATCGGAGAATTCGTTAGGCATCAGGTGTTTTGTGCAGGCAGATACGGTCGTATAGTGGGCCGAATCCCTGCTTCATCTCGTAGGCAAGTTGGGCCGATTGAGCCATGAATGCGTCTCTTATCGCTTGCAACTCTTCTGGCGGGACATGAGATTTAGGCGGGGCACTCTCACGATGGCTTGGCATGTATAAGAGCGGTGAGACGGCTTCTTTAGGCGCGTATATTGAGCTATTGATGACGGCTGCGGTCGTGAATGCAGCACACATCTCGCGATGTTGGAGAGTTTCCCTGTGCCGTTTGAACAATAGGGAAAACTGACGAGGGGTTAGCGAATAGAACTCAACGTCAGTGAGACGGAGGTCGTATCTCGCAACAGACCAAAGATAAGAAAGGCTCAGATGATCTGCACCACCTGAGCCGTCTATTCCCCCGCGTCTTCACCCTTAGGCTCTGGCTCGTCTAACGAACCAAACCAAGCAGTGATAATGGCGTTATGAATCGCTGGCACTTTATGCAGGGTGATCCAACTGCCAACTTCTTCGATTGTGAGTTTGGGATTCTCTTTTAGTAATGCCGCCCACAACAGCGCACGGAGATTGGTTGCGGATACATCAGTGATGTTCCTTAAAAGATTGATACCGGTATGGATTTCGGCCTGGGCGATGGCATTGAAGTCATAACAGAGATGCCGCTCGACACCGTTCAGAATGAGAGATACGTCAGGCAGAGTAGGGTCTTTCCCTACCGTGCCTGCTACTTGATTATTTTCAGACATGGATTTCTAGGGTTCCTACGGATTAGCTGCCGGGAGTGATGGTGATTATGCCGGTGATCTTGATGGTGGCGTTGAATGTCGAGCTTTTATCGAATTGAATGTCGAAAGTGCTCTCAGTGACATAACCCACATAGGTGAGCAAGGGACCAGTTGTCTGGACGGTCGCAGCATCCTGAATGAGGGGTAGCTGATGTTTTACCGAGAGAAGAGTCTGAGCATCGAATGCGGCACTGAGCATTAGCTGGCCGGGGTCTGATGGGTCCCACACGCCCGATATGGCAAGCTGACCTGCATCATTGAGGGTTGGGGCATACTCACGAGTCACACCTGTCGAACTCATGTTGGTGATATCTTCGGTATCCATCTTGCGGCCTGAATACTGAGTGGTTTTGATCTGATTGATTGGGGTAAAGGTGGGTGTTCCGGTAGCCGAAGCTGCGGCAATAGACAATACGGAACTCTTACCGGATATAAAGGCGGTAGACATAGATGGGGATTCCTTTGAAGCGGAGGGAAATGGGCAGTGCGGAGGGGATGTTGCGGAGAGGGGTGTTGCGGATGTTCGTTACTGCTGCGCGTAGAGGACGCGGTAATCAGTCGATGTCCTATATAGGCGGGTATCTTGCGAATAGGAGTCAGTGACGTTATCTATCCAGCAATTCGACACAGGGGTTCCATCGGGGAGTGTTCCTGTATAGCCGTCAAGAGTCTTTCTGATCGCATCGCTGACAGACTTTGCATCTGCATAAGCCGCCGCGAAACAATCAAACTGCACTCTGGCGAGTACGCACCCGACAGGACCGTCGTTGCTGTAAACAGGCACAGACGAAACGGTCTGATATGTCGCTGATGGCTGGGTTGTATCTGATTGCACTAGCGAATCAGGGAGAATCAGAGGATAGAGCCGATTTCCTGCGATGGCCGAGAATCCTGCATTAGCGATGACGAGTTGATATAAGCCGGATTCGATCATTGCTATTTGGTCTGCTCAAGGCACATAAGGTTGAGAATCACGCGGTCTTCAGCGGGATCGTTGACGGTTTGGATAACGAAGTGCCGCGACATATAACAGACACGCATACCAGCAGCGATTGCTATGGCAGGGTTGAACAGGATTGTTATGGCGTGGCTAATTTGTGAATTGAATCCAGCCCCCAGAGCATAAATTTCTTTGCTGGTGGCCGTGTGGATCGATGCCCAAGTGCTTTGCACATCCGTCCAGGTTGAAGTTGGTTGCCCGAACTCATCCTTAGTAGTCGATGGTGACTGGATGACAATAGGGCTCTTGAGATCGCCCGGATTGATAGTCGTCATTACATCCACCAATAAAACTTGTAGGGCGTGAGCAGCGCATCGACGCCAAGCGGAATGGTTGACAGCTTTTCAGTGGTCACAGCGGTACGGTTGAAATAGAAGTGACTGACCAGGAGCAATATGGCTTGCTTGATTAGCTGAGGACATGTGTCCACCGTGACGCCATCCCCGTAGCTTCCCGCGACAAAGGTCACGCGCACAGAACCAGGAATGTAATAGTCTGTCGTGGGCCATGTGAGATTGATTGAAGGGACAATACGAGCAGGTTCAGATGTGTTGTCCACGTTGTATGTGGATGGGTCGAGCGTTTGCTGAGTGCCGTTTACGTCGAGATAGGTTATGGATGTGACAGAGACCAGCCGAGGCATAGGCAAACGCAATGCCATCGAATCCCAAAGGGACGAGAAGCGCAAAGGGTTGCGCCTGTCCATCGGAACTGTTGACCGCCAATCGCCATAATTGAATTGATCGAGCGAGAGGACATAGGTCTGGTTATAGATGGCACGATTCAGCAGTTGCTCACACATCTCGCGTGCGGCTGTGATTGAGGCAGAGATGAGATCGTCATCGTTGCTGAACACCACACGCAACTGAGCCTTAGCCTGAATCAGCGTCACAGGTTCGATAGCTGGTGGCGTTACTAGTTGATAGTTGAGCAAGGTGATTCCTTATCTGATTTCTGAGGGAAGACGTGTCGCAGGAGCACGGCGTCTGGCGGGGATCGAAGCGACCTTTACGTCAACCAAGTCGTCTACCGGAATGGCGAAACGGACAGCAATGAGTTCCCTTGCCTGCTTCTCGGTGAGGTCATAGACGACACCACGCGCAAGGGACTGCCCGCTCCCTACAGCAGGAGTTGTGATTTTCACTTTCATGGAGAACCTTTGCCGTAAGGGGCAGGTGTGATCCTGCCCCCATGTGGGCAATGTTTAGCGAATGAGGAGAGCGTTGAAGGGTGAGATACCAGCGTTCTTTGACACGCCACCAACACGAGTGCGGATAATGAATCCAACCTCATCGGTGTCAGCGAAACGTTCGTCTAGGCGCTTGATGGTTGGTAAGCCATCGGTGCGGAGTAGATATCCGAGTTGGAAGTCGCCAAATAGGATTGCCTTGTTGCCGGTTGCAAGCGCAGGGAGCGAATCATTGATGATGACTGGACGACCGAAGATGGTTGTGAAGGGATTTCCGGCAGGATTTGCATCAAAGATGGGTGTTCCGGTTGTTGCTGTGAGGCCCATTAAAGCTGCACGGGTAGAGGTAGACATCTGCCATGAACCGTTACGTGCATAAGCAGCGGTTACTGAGCCATATAAGGCAGCAATATCTGGATATGCAATGACGCCAGCGGTTGCAGTCTCAGCACCAGCACCGGCTAACGCGGTAAAGCCAGCGATGTTGGAGGCATTACCAAGAGTTACGTAGTGTTCAAGAGACACACCGACGACGTTTGCCCATTGCTGAGTTAGCCATGTTGGAAGGTCGAATTTAGAATCTGCCAGTTCCTCAGCAGAGAGCTTGACGATGCCGCCGAGCTTGTCAACAGAAACGATAGTGCTTGTGAATGCAGGATCAATCTCAGGAAATGCAGTTCCTTCAGCGACTAAGGGTAGAAGTGTCGAGGTGTAGTTAACCAAAGACATCTTCATGGGTGCGCCGTTGTTATCGGTGACACGGTTGTCCACGATCTGAAGGACGGGAGCAAATTCACGCATTGCGGTGACTAACTCAGGATTCATGAGCTGAGGAATGACAGCAGCGCCAGATGTACTGGTTGTGAGAACGTCACGATACTCAGTGGGAATCTGGTTGGTCAGCATGAAAGAACGTAGGGCATGATTGAGGCGTGTACGCTGATCGCCGTTGGTCTGTTCGGCGCTAGGACGCTCGGCAGGCTGAAATGCGCGCTGTTCGGCTTCGTGAGCTTCGATAGTCTTGAGGGACGCAATACGCTTCTCAAGACCAGTGGCCTCAGTAAGCATGGTGTCGGCAGATGCAAGCTGCTCAGTGGTGGAGTTTTCGTTGGCTAAGATGGCTCCTGAATCGGCCATGAGTTTGTTACGCTTCTCTTGAAGTAGTGCAATAGACATAGGTGTTCCTTCCCCCCATTGCGGGAGGCGTGTTTTGAGGTGGGATTTTGTGGTGCGGAGGGGTTAGCCGTTCAAAGAGAGCAACCGGTGACGTAATGTCACTCGTTGCCGCTGCTCAGTGTTGGCCGTAATGCAGGAGGGTTCTACAGGTGGGATGGGTGGAGCGTTATGCGATTCGATTTGAGAGCGAATCTCAATGGGTGCAGAGCGCAAGGCGGCTGATGTCTCTGGATAGGCGGGGAATGAAACGACGCTAACCTCGAAGAGGTCTATATCGAGCAGACAGCGAATCACACAACCTTGTGCGTCCTGGGTCCATGTGTCGTTCGCGCACGAGAAGCCAAATGAGCAGGAATCAATATCACCGCGTCTTAGAGATTCCGCTAGATCGTTGCCTGTCGTTGTATTTGGAAGCTGGCAAACGAAGTTGAGGCCGATACTGTCTTCGGTAAGGATGAGAGTTCCTGATATTGTCCGGCCAAGTAATAGCTCGACCTGATGGTCACGCAAACACAGCACATCGGGACTGTCTGCCAGAGTGCGAGTGAGAGCGCCAGGGGCGATAGTCTCCACGAATCCACCGAGGTCGACAGATAGAGAGTTGTAAAGCACCGCGTAGCCAGAGACGGTATTGCTTCCATCGTCGTTCTTGGATACCCGTACATCACGCATAACGGATGAGCGGTATTCGCGGCTGTTAGTAGTTGGTTTGGGGTTCATTGTCGTCCTGATTAGGTGGGTTTAGCGGCTGTTCATCGATGTTTTCGGTCTTAGCTTGCGCGATTAGCTGGTCAGAATTAGCCATGTTCACAGCGGTGGTGTAGACATCGGCTGACGGGTCATCGATGGTGTTCTCACCGAGCTTGCGACGGATGTCATTGCTGGAGTACCAGCCGTTCTGTTTCCCGAGGGCAAATCCTTGCATCTGCGTGGCAAAGTCCCCGCGAAGTCGCTCGGTAATGTCAAACGCAATGAAATAGGCACCAGCTTTGCGGCCTATCTGCGGAACCAGCTTGCGGTTCAGTTCGCCCTCAAGGATCGAGAGCAATGGACGCAACGTGTTCGTTATGAAGTCAAGACTCGATTGCTCATGGTTGTTGTTAGAGAGCCGGGTAGTGTCACCAGCCATGTTGGGAGGGACGCCATATAGAGCACATATCTCAGTGCGTTGCATCGCACGAGTCTGGATAAACTGAGAGTCTTCAGGTGAGAGAGCTAGAGGTTGATACTTCCAATCACCAGACAAGACAGCAGTGCCACCTTGGTTAGAACCGCCGTGATTCATCTCCCATGACTTCTTCGCAGATTCTTTTTGCTCGGGGTTGAGTCCGGTGGGTGCCATGAGGAGGCCCCCTGGACGAGCACCATTGCCGAATAGCTTTGCGCCTGCTTTCTCAGCAGCACGAGAGAGGCCGAGGGCTTCGCGGGCTTGCTGAATGGGTGATAGTCCCTTTATCCCGTCCATCGACAGCAGTCTGAAGTGACAAACGCTGTCGGCGTCTAACGTCTTCCATGTGCCATTCGATTGACCTTGCTGTGTGCGATACGCCAGCGTGCCATTAGGCAGTCGATAAGGCTCCGTGATGGTTGGCATGAGTGGGAATAACTCACTCACTTGTCCGGCTGCGTTACGAACAATACGCACATAGGCGTTTCCTGTAATCAGGAGGCCGGTCACAATGGCAGACCAAAACGCGTGGCGGTCCATTTCGACGTTTGGCTCGGTCGATAACAGATATTGCAGGGGATGGGAGTCGGCTTCCCTGCTACCGTTCTTCGTCTTCTCGTAGATCGAGAGTGGGAGTGAAGCCACGGCTTGAGACAAGACACGGATGCACGCATAGACCGTGACAATCCGCATTGCGGTGTCATGGTTGATAGCCTCGCCGGAGTTCGTGGCATTGCTGCCGGTCATCTCATAGGCCCACTCAAAACCAACACCACCGAGAGGAACGGAGGGGGTGTTTAGAGTCGGCTGTGCGCGTAGTTCTAGACGTGTTAGGTCATCGCCCCTGTCAGAGAGAAGGGCGCGGATTGAAGATAGGATTTGCAAGAAGTTGTTACCAGATTTCGATTCCCCAGGTTGCGGACGGGGAATCAGAGAGGAGCATTGCTCGGTTCATTGCGAGGAAGACCGCTATTGCGGGATCAATCTTCATCTCAGGGGATGGTTTGTCAGGCATGGTCAGATTGCCGGCGACTGTCTCATGGGTGAGTACATTGCCCATCGCCCACTCAAGAAGTGGGTTGCCGTCATAATGGAACCTGCCGTCGTATACGGCTGACTCCAATTCCTTCATTGCGGGTGACAGTTCGCGAGGAGATGGCGGGATAATGACTCTATCGATGCCGCTTTGTTCTGCTACGCGCTGGGAGAATTGGTCTGCATAGCGCTCGTCATAGGCAAGCAGAGAGACTTTGAATTTGGAGATATCAGCGAGGGTGTCTCTTTCGAGCGTGGCGTAATCAATGCTGCTGCCCGGTGTAGAGGTGAGGAGTCCGTCAGCACACCATTTCTGAAAGTGTTGATTGGCGGGGTCGTTGACACGTGACTCAGGAACGTAACACTGAACGAAGGCGTAATAGTGAGGTTTGCCTTCGATATCCCGCCTGAACAGTTTGCAGAGAGCGCAGAGGTCGATCTTGGAGGCAAGATCGCTGCTGAGGATGCAGGGATCATCGATGAATGCGTCTGGGCTGAGTGCGGAATCCGCACACTTTCGGAAGAACTCCATGTTCATCCATGCGGATGAGGCGGTTATCCAATGATTCAAGTGTTTGCAGCGGAATGTTCCCTGCTTGGCACTATTACGAATTGCTTCGGCCTGAGCCTCAATGAGAGATTCTTCCGAGACACTCACACCAATGTTGGGATTGGCGCTTAGGAGGGCTTCGCGTGAGGTCCAGGGGATCTCGGGATCGGCGGTATAAATGACACCGAATAGACGTTCGTTATCGCCTTTGCCATCTAGCAGTGCTTCAACTTCACGCTGTTTGGAGTGGGCCGGGCCGCTGATCGTTTCGCCAGCAGTGGTGATGATGAGCTTGAGAGGTTGTTTACGTCCGACCATGCCGGTCGATTGGGCGTCATAGAGGGATGCGTCTCTCCACTGATGGGCTTCGTCGCCGACGAACAGATGAGGCATGGAGCCGTCTCGACCTGTGCCTATGACCGGCATCATTCGGGAGCGGGATCGAAGCTGTACAAGAGACTTTGCGTTGATCTCGATGCCGTATCGCTTGCATAGCGCTGGCATCCCTTCGAGCATGGCTTTTGCCGGTCGGAACACTTCAAAGGCTTGCTGTTCGGTGAGTGCTCCGCAGTAGGTTTCGGCACCTTTCTCCCCGTCAAAGAAAGTCATGTACAGAGCAATGGCAGCAGCTAGGGGTGACTTGCCGTTCTTCCGAGGGATGAGTAAGACAGCCTCACGGAAGCGCCTGAGTCGGGTGTCGCGGTCAACGAAGCCAAATATGGAACAGACGATGAAGACCTGAAAGTCTTCAAGTAAGAATGGTGTGGACTGTTTAGCGCCTTTCTCATGCGGACAGAGTTGGATGAAGCTGCAAACCTTATGTGCGCGGGCAGGATCGTATGTCCAGCGCCAATCAGTGCGCTCTAGATCGTCTAGGAAGCGTTGGCAGGCTCCGACTGTGTATCGGCTTGCGGGATGTTCCTTGGCAACGATAGACCGGCAATATCGTATGGCGCGGTCGGTGAAGCTAACTGTCGAGGAACTGCAAGGGGTCATTGGGGGAATCTTGAGGAGTGGCTGAAACTTTTGACCTGTCGGAAGGGGTCATGCCTAACGAGGCGAGGGCCATTCGCAACTGCGCGATGGACGCAACAGTGGATTGCCCGGTACGAAGGTCGTAAATGAGGTGGGTTATGAGTTCGAGGATGATTCGGTCACTGCGTTGGAGAACACCAGGCGCAACCAAGCCAGCCACTTCATCCCATATCGCACGTTTCGCTTTACTGAAGCCAGATGGGGCTGAACCAATGGGAAGAGTCACATTAGGTTCGCTCAATCTGTCTACATAGCGGCCAGGATTAGTGGCTAGACCGCCATTTAAGGCAAGCAGGGCCGTCGGTTTGCGTGGTTTGGGCATTGATTTTGAAAAGTTTGAATTGCAGACGTAAAAATTCGACCAATGTGCGGTCTCAGGGGGTCTGAATGCGAGGGATTTCGCCCCCCTATCCCCTAGCGCTACGGATCGTTTAGGATTGCGAATACATGAGCACAAATCCGAACTCAAAGGCTAAAGCCACAAGACGGCTGCGGAACATCCTAGCCGACAACACTGCCTGCGAACAGCGGGTTAAGATGATGCTTGACGCGATCACTGTTGCTCATGAGTTCACTCGGGATCGCCAGGAGCAATCGATGCTAGAGACAGCAGCGTCGATATCTAGGTTAGATATCCCGGCCGATTTAGTGAGCTGGTTTCGCAATAATATCCCTACCATCAGTGTCAAAAGGGCTTCTGACCTATCCTCATCGATGCGGGCGGCGTCGCTTATCTTCGCACATAGTCATCTCGACAAGGCTCTAAACCAGCTTCTGATGCTCTCTGTACTGCTCCGACCATCAGACTGGAATGAAAGAATAAACGATTCGTGTCAGACTAAATACAGTTTGAAAGACCTTCGATCCATCGACCCACTTAAGATGGCGATCAACGCGACCAATCAATTCCTCACGCGGCAGAAGCACGCGAAGATTACAAAGAGGAACACGATGCTTCTTAGGTATGTCGGGAAGTATCCAGCATCACCTAACTATCATAGACTCGACACTCAAGCACTAGAGTTATTTGATGCTATGCGGCATCAGCTAATCCACGAGAGTTCTCATAATGGGCTAGACCTTAGTGAAGCTACCGGTCAAAGATGTCTCGCAGTCGTTAGTCACGTCGGGAGCTTAATTGAATCTGTGGCGCAGTACATCGATATCCCATTTGATGAAGTTGACTCGCTGGAACCGGTCGGTGAGGTAGGAGAGAGTGATGTGGAGAAAGTGGAATCTTGATCCCGAGAAGGAATGGGTTCCATGCGCCATATACGGCGATCCTTTTCTTAAATAGGCATATTCAGCACTGATTCGTTGTATTGAGGTACTATTTGCGGATATGGCACAAGATATAGTTCCTGAGCAAGTCGTAGCAAAGCCTGAACCTGAGGTCGTCTATCACTACACCTCTATGGAGGTGCTTCAAAAGATTATTAAGTCGCATGAGCTATGGGCGACGAATGTCAATTATTTGAATGATGTTTCTGAATACAGATTTTTTATTGACGCTACCGCCGATAGGTTTGTCGCCCTCGACTTAGGACCGCCGCATCTTCCGAAAATTGACAAATTTGATCCAGATAGTGATTTCGTGACATTACCATTTGTCACATCACTGTCTGGAGAGAGAGATTCGCTATCGCAATGGCGCTCATACTGTACAACTGGCAATGGTGTCAGCATAGGATTTCGGACGACTTCACTTAGACGCGCGTATTTAACACCGCCAGAACAGCGGGTTCCAGGGATGCTAATTCCCGGAGTACATTTCGATAAAGTGCGGTATGTGAAGAAGGGTGATGATGCGAGTATTGATGCCGCACTGAACACTATTTATGAAACATCCAAACAGTACGTGGTGCAAAGCCCTGATCTCGTAGAGCAAGGGTTCACTTTTTCGTTCCATTTCGAGCAAGGTGTCGCGATGTCTGCCATGTTCCATAAAGATGACTCGTTCAGAAATGAGTGTGAATATCGCCTTTGCGCAGACAGCATAGGGTGGCGGCAAGATCTTCTACGGTTTCGACCTGCACGCACCACATTGACTCCATACGTTGAAATATGTATTCCCAACACTGACAACGAGCAGCCAAAAGACACCTGGAATGCTATCGAAAGTATCACGATAGGGCCAACCCCGAATATGTCTTTGTCAATCGCGGCAGTACAGCGCTATTGCAGTGCTCAAGGTATCAATGTGGATGTCAAAGATTCTAAGGTTCCATATCGAGATTGGTAGATTCGAGTGACAGCCGCGCTATGCTGCCTTCTCTTCTATGATGTCTGGTTCATGCGGGATAGAGGTTAACGTTGTTTGGTTAGCCTCTGTCTCTTTGCATCGTTGTGCTGCTATATCGAAATACTTTTGATCCTGTTCAATGCCGATTCCCTTTCGTCCTGTATTGAGCGCGGCGACAATCGTTGTTCCTGACCCCATTGTGCAATCAAGTACAGTGTCTCCAGCGTTTGTATAGGTGCGGATAAGGTATTCACAGAGATCGAGCGGTTTCTGTGTAGGATGTAAACCCTTGTCCTGTTTGAATTCGAGAACAGTCTTTGGATAGCGTGAGCCGTCGACGTTCACAGTCTCAGTGACTCTATCGAACGGGCGATAGTTGCTGCTTCCTTTGCGGCGTCCAGTCTTGTACGTCTTGTGGCCGTATTCCTTTTGCGGATTGTATGGCGGTGTCTTGTCGCAGAAGACCAGAATGTTTTCGTGGTTCTTTAGCGGATAGACATGACAGTTGAGGAATCCTGTCCCCTGCGGTTTTTCCCAAATCCACTCAGTTCTGAGCTGTTTGAGATTACTCGCTGCTACGGTCGTGGTGAATGGCTGCTGAGTGAAGAGCACGATTGGCGCTCCCGGTTTGCAGACGCGTTTCCATTCTGCCCAGAGCTTTTCCATCGGGATAACACTGTCCCAGGCGTTGCTGGTCGTCCCGTATGGAAGATCGGTCAGGACCATATCGACAATCCCGGCTGGCAGTTTTGCCATCTGCTCTAGGCAGTCACCGAGGATGATTTGGTATGGTTCTTGAGGCATGTCTTTCGTTAGGAATTTGCTGATCTCGCGGAGGCGAATAGGAAATGAAGATTATTGAGGGTGTTGAGTTCCCTGACGGCGTGGTGGAACTCGTCGAGACCGTTGTAAACAAGGCGCACCTGGTAGCTGGCAAAGAATGTGTCTTTAAAGCAGACGGTCAGATTCGTGCCGCAGTCGAAGGTGCAACACGCACGACCAAGGGGAATGGTGTTTTCCTGATGATCGCGCCAAGAGAACACGGCGCTACGATAATCAAGCGGAAAGCCTACAGTAGCGGACGAATGCGATTCGAGCTCACCGAGAATTCAATCGCAGAGGTTCTGCGAGATTTGCCCACATGGTACAAGAACGTAAAAGCTAGTCTTGATGAGTCCGGAAGGAGTGCCGCGAGCAAGAGTGACAAAAAGAATCCGGCATGGACTCGCGATGAGCTAATTCTTACGCTTGAATTTTACTTTCGGGTGCCACCCTGGAAAGTGAATGGGAACCATCCAGAAATCCTAAAATTGAGTGAAGAGTTGAAACATCTATCTGCCTTCACAGACCCGCCTGATGCCGTGCGATATAGAAATTCCAACGGCACATACATGAAGCTGATGAACTTTCAAAGTCTTGACCCAACCCGAGGTGGAAGGGGCCTGAAGAGCGCAAGTCGTGGCGACCGTGAAGTATGGGATGAGTTTGAGGATAGGCGAGACGAGCTAACAAAGGCAGCAGCAGCAATTCGAGCTGTCATCTCTAATCCAAAACTCATACAAGAGGCGCAGGAAGTAGACGGGCCAGATACAGACGATATTACGGAAGCGCCAGAAGGACGGGTTCTCACAAGACTTCATCGGGTGCGCGAGCGGAATGCAAAGTTGGCGAAACGCAAGAAGGACCACGTATTCAAAAAGACAGGCGCGTTACGTTGTGAAGCGTGCCAATTTGACTTCGTGGCTCGGTATGGTCAGGACGCTCGCAATTGCATTGAGTGTCATCACATCATGCCATTATCTCAGTTGCCGGAGCATACGAAGACGACTCTTGATGATCTTGCACTCGTTTGCGCCAATTGCCACCGGGTGATACATAAGCGAAAACAGTGGCTCACTATTGCAGAGTTGAGAAAATTGCTTCAACAGTCCGGTACAGTCTCAAATGAGCAGGCCGCAGTGATACCCGAATGACGGTCTTCGCTACGTGATGGGATTTTAACTTGCAATTTTGGAGCGCTTCGATATCATTCGGAAACGCAGTATTCTGGTGGGCCAAGCAAACTCAATCTCAAAAACATCACGCTCTATGGCGTGAACCACTATATTTCGGAGAGTTAACATGATTAGCCTGTCTAATAGAGCTGAGACTACAGTCGTTGTATATATTACCTGGCTCACTTCTGATGGAAGACATGTAGGTGACGGCGACGGTCCCTGGGGACCGTACGAAATTGCAAGTCAGACCGTTAAATTGGTGGACGAAATGAACGAAAACACCGTTAATATCTATCTATTGACGGCAACGGCCACAGATCCTGATGATCCTTATAATTTCCATATATACGGGAATAGTAGCCTAGATATTAGGGCCGAGGGACCATCTGGGGAAGATTTTGATCCAAATACGGTGCAAGTCTACTACGATACTGGCGCTCCAGTGCCTTGCTTAAATCATAATTGGGGTCATGAGTGAGGCAGAAACTAAGGTTGAAGTCCAACAAATATGGCGCTGCAAGTTATGCAGAATAGGCTCAGTGCATACTCAATCTAGGGGCATCAGTCTTTATGGCATGGACGACTCTACCTGGAGAACTGAAATGATAACTATATACAACAACACAGGAACAAAAGGTGGTGGGGTAAGCAACCCGCCCATCTATTACGATGTACAGGTTAACTTCTGGTCCATCGACCAGATGTTGGATACGGGCGAATGGACTACAGCACTACCTCAGACTCCCCTGACAGTGCAGAGGTCTTCCGATAATGGCTATATATTACTGGTTCGGGAATCGCTTTCACCAGAAACCGTCTTTGCATATTACATACGTAAAGACGACAACCTAACAATAAGCAAAATGCAGGATGATCCGTACGTTCAATCTGATGACTACACGTTGCCCAATTTAAAGTATTTCAACTGGAACAATCCTGCAGTCGCGTGAGGCGATTGTGAGGGCTGCCACGCTGTACAGAAAAGGTGTTACCCTGTGTCGCGGCGATTTTGCTGTGGCACGGTTTCCATAACGATGTCAGATTAGTGAGATCGATCTACTGTTTACGAGTTTCTTTGGAATACAGCCCGAAAAATACAATCAACCCAATAAACGAAGGAAAGAATACCAGGCGTGGAAGCCAGATAAAGGTCTTACTAAGGAGTACAGAAAAGGCACAAAGCATTCCGCAGCTTAACGCAATGGCGAGAAATGTTCGATTCTTCTTCATCTCAATCTCCACTTATTTAGACTCTGGAATCTGTTTCAGTTCGCCATCAGTCTCTTTGTTGGTATACAGGAGTTTGAAATCATAGACAAACTTTCCTCAGTGGGCGCTGCGTAGCGGTGATTCTAGAGTGGCAAGTCTTGCAAAGCGAAGTCAGATTCGTTAGGTCTAGACGGCGGGATGGATCGGTATTGATAGGAATCTCGTGATGGACTTCTTCTGCGGGCACCGGTCTAGGCAAACAGTGTTGGCAGATGAATTTGTCACGTTGCAGCGCCAGGAGTCGTACACGACGCCAATCGGCATCATAGCCGCGAGATGTCGCTGATCCACGATGATTATCGTATTTGTACAGATTGTCTGTCGTGCTGTGTTTCTCGCAATAGCCGGATAAGGTGAGTTCACTGCATCCTGACTTCTTGCATGGGCGCTTCGGTGCCAGGGCCACGTTAGCTGACTTTTACAGCCGAGAACAATCCAATCAACAGGTCAATCTCTTGACCGGCTACGACGATTCCCTCGCCTGCTGCTTTAGCGGCGATGGTGGCGGCTGCTGTTGCCCATTGAGCTTCAGACAAAGGACTCGTAACGTCTTGTTGAACTGCTGTGACGGCATCCTTTGCGATGACACCGAGAGCAGTCTTTAGGATGTTCTTTTCGGCATCGAGGAAGTTCTTTACGGCTGTTGAGCCGAATACGCTAGTGAAGGCGTGGGCGATGGCGTCGGCGGTATTGGTAATCCAATTACTCATGATGAATGAACCTATTTGGAGAGTGTTTCTTGAAACTGTAGGGCTGAAAGCAGAACTTCCATGCTTCGAGAATCGCTTTGGCTTCGGCGGTGGGTCGTCTCTCTGTCAAGGCTTCGATGAGTTCGACACCAGGATAAGCGGACGAATCAGCGAGCTTGATGCGCTCAGGGATGTGTTTCTCCCGTTTGGGAAGTGATGTGTCTTTTTTCATTTGAATAGGGCGAGGGGTTGGTTCTCTATTGGGCGGGGTTTTATGCAGCACGCGTTAACAGTCAATAGGTGGGTGATCGAATGATCGGACTGATGCGGAGATATTTCCCCTCTACTTATTACGGGCGTCTGAGAGGGAAATTGGCTACTGTATTTTGGCGAGTGCCTGAAGTTTCTGCTTGGCGTGGTCATACCGCTTACGAATGCAGTCTTTCGAAACGCCTTGCTGCTTGGCAATGTCCCGTAGAGACATTCCTTCAATGATGTGTTGGCTGATTATGTCTTGATCTTCAAGAGGCAAGCAGGATAGGGCAGCTACTATATGACCGTCTGTATCTTCTCCCTGTGGCGCGATGGGATCGAATGTCAGGTCGGGCTGGACAGTCCACTTACGATCCCGACGGCGTGATGTCTCTTGCCGATGATGAACCGTTCGGAGGATTGCTAATGCTGCCTTTTCAGTTTGTGGCGCGGCCTCAAGCAGTGCAACATATTGGTCTTGCCGGTAATCTCTATTTCGTGCATCCGCAAGGCGAAAGAAGTGATCTGGAGCGAGGCGATTAGTTGACATCGCCTTTCTCCATGATCCCGTTCGGGTAATATCGATCGATCAATTCTTGAACTTTCCTATATGCCCGTTCTACATCCGCTGAGGCTTCGCGAATCTGCTGGGCATACCGCTCGATGGCTTCCGCGTTCCGTTCTCTCTGATCGCTCATTAAGCTACTCTCCTTAGCCCGGCGACTTCAGCATGGAGTTGATCGTCAAGACGTTGCCATACGGTTTTGCGCTTCGATGATGCTGCGACCGCAACAGGTGAGGGCTTAGGTTTACGGGGCTTCTTGGCGCGTGGGTTCAGTACAAGGCTTATGGTCGATTCGGCTCTTTTGAAACGCTTTGCAAGGGCATACTGGCTGACCCCGGATGCCCTGAGTTCATGAATCTCTTTCTTCTCTTCATCGGTGAATCTCTTCAGCGATCTCTTCTGCCCACGGCAACTTCTTCCCTTTCTGACCATGTCGGCAGAGTTTTCCTTTGCGGTCCCAGCGAATAGGTGTCGGACACAGGCTGGGTTGTCACACGAGTGACACACATAGAGGCCATCTGGTACAGGCCCATGACCCAAGAGGTGTTCGTATGAATAACGATGTGCTGAAATTGATTTCTCCCCGTCCCAATACATGCCGTATGTTGGACCCTTACTGTTCTTGAGACGGCCTGCCGAATAGAGCCAACAGGAGTCTTTGCCTGGGGTGATGGTGAGCTTAGAGATGAAATTGGTGAGATATTGCTGGGATGTCTTCTTCATTGGAGTTCCTACAAGGGAGAGTTACTTGCTGGCTCCCGAGGAACTCAATGCAAGTGCAGGCTGGTTTCTTGCCTGCACATGTATCTAGTATGCTTTTTCTTTCCGATTTCGTCAGTGATTTTGAAATTTATTTTCGCCGTGAATGATGAGCCTTACTGTCTCGTCACTGATACACTTGGCTTGTAATTCTGTTCTGCGGTGATTTTCCATTCCTCGTTTAGGTTTTGGAGGTTTACCTGAAAGAAAAGAATCTTATGGGTGATGTTGCCAGACTTTTCCCAAGTCACATCCATATCAAAACGAACAGTTGCCGCCGTGGGGGATTCATTCACGAACGATATTTGCCCGAGATCAAGTCGGGTGATCTCATTGCCGTGACGAAGAAACGCCTCTTTGTCAGCCAGTACAAAAGCATTATCGACGGATGTCTTTCCGTAGTAGATCGCCACATTCGGCGCATAGTATGAGGCCACCGTAGCTGGGTCGTTAGTGGCTATGGATTTTGCCCATGTATGTAGAACATTAGTGACATCATCCTGAACGTTACCTTCGGATGGCTGCTCCGAAGACACTTCTGGGATGGCCGCTGGCGAGGCTTGTCGTGTTGCATTGGCGATTACCGCTGAAGTGCTAGGAACAGCGCTGCCCGATGTAGACACAGCATTTACGCTGCTTTTCCTTGACGACGAGAGATGTGTAAGAAACACGATCAAGAGCACAACAGCCCCCAGCCCACAACCGAAAACTAGAAGCCTTTTCCCTGTAGACACTGTTGAATTGGAAGTGACTACGGTTGGCGCTTTGATCGGATCGGGCGGTGGTGGTGGTGGAAGCGGAGGTGGCGGCGGTGCAATCTTGGGAACTGAGGTCGGCTGTGGAGAGCCACAGAGTTGGCAGAAAGCACGACCATCCGACGCTGTTGACCCACACTTTGGGCAGGACATTCCTTAGCACCTCTTGGAGTAGTAAGACTAGCGCTCTAACTCTTGGGACGGTTCAGCTAGTAAGTCTGTTTTGATTTTGCTGCGCTATCAGTTCAGACTGCTGTGCGAGAAGAAATTGGTAGCCCATGTATCCGCAATACGCAAAAAACAGAATGCAGGGGATCGCTGCTGAGAAGAATGACAGGGCAAAGAAAATCCAATTCAAGAACCCATAGCCCCATCCTCGATCATCTCCTACACACAGGTTGCCCAGTCCGTTCCACAGGACATTGAGTCCAATCAAGAGCACCATCTTCCCCACAAAATCTCCCTGAAGACTTTGAGATGCCTGCAAGACAGGAGGATTGATCGTCTGATACGTCTGTGCAATGGGTACTGGATAAGGCAAAGGCGAGGCAGGTAACTGACGGCAACCGCAGTTGGGGCATATTTCGGCACGGCGAAAGATGACCTTGCCACAATCCATGCAGTATTTTTGATCTTGGCTGACTGACTGATTTGGAGACAACACATCTCCTTCAGGGGCATCCGGCATACGTTCCATAATCATCTCTTTCTAGGACTTTCATCTGACCGTTGAAACGGTTTACATGCAACTGAGCCGATGTTCACAAATCTGGGATTTTACTGGAGAACGGGCCGGATGGGATCGAGCCACAGTGTACACAAAGCCTCATAGGGATACCAGCGTTATATTTGACGCCCTTGAATCACCGCAATCGCTCAATCCGTATACACTGCCTGCACTCCCCTTGTGCTGCACATCAAGACATGACCAATGTGAGACAGACCACCTCTATCCCTGGGAGTATGTATAACCCTTGGTGATCTATAACCTATGTCTATTGGTAATCTCTATTGATCTTCCATTAGCCTTCGGAGTCTGTATGGTCCTTGTTTCTTATGAGTCATATGGCTATGACTCTTTCATCCTGCCTAACGCCTTAGTATGTCCCGTTTCCGGGTCCCTTATGACCATGTTGTTAGGTGGGTAACATTGCATGGATTTCAGCGTTAGGGGTCTCTTTATGAATTAGGGATGTGCCGTTTATATCAACCCCGTCTTGTTGACGACATTGGTTTGCCACACATCCCGCAGGAACTCCCGGATTCATTCGGGATAGGTAATCAGTCTGTCGATTACGTTTTAGCAAGCAATTGTATTTGGGCGGCTCTGCGATCTTACCCCGTAGCAATCACCTATTCGGCTCTGCTACCTTGGACCATTTGAATCTTGTATTGCTTCAGCACCTATCTGGCGCTTCTGTAAATAGGTAGTATCGGAATCTTTTTCAAATCCGTCAGTGAAAATGAAAAATAATTGAAATTATTTTGATGACGCCTGGATTCTCATCCGTATAGACTTTCCGAATGAACATTCCTGAGATTCTTGCTGACATCGACACGGAGATTGCACGGCTACAACACATTCGCTCTCTGCTATCCGGCACGCCTTTCACTACAGTCACACGCAGCCCAGGCCGTCCTAAAGGCGTCCGAATGTCATCTGAGGCTCGCGCAAAGATGGCCGCTGCTCAGAAGAAGAGATGGGCAAAGCGCAAGAAAGCATGAAATATTTATGGCAGAGGTGGCAGCAATGCAGACTACAATCTTGATTCTTGTCTTAGCTCCCCCGGTTCTCGCATTCATCCTGTGGCAGGTGCTTCGCTACGGTCCCAAGGTCGGGTTCCCTTCAATACCCTTTCGATTGGGCAAGAATGGTTATTGGAAGATGCTGACACTTTCCTATGTTGCGATGTTCGCAGCCGCCTTGATGTCGCACAGAATCTGAATCTGTCGATGCTGTGAGGCTGAGTGTTATGCCTCGCGCATGAACCAAAGTTGATTCTTCCTTATTCGCTACATCGGCCTCATTCTGGCATAGGCTCCCCAATTCATCTATATGAGGCAACACACTATGGCAACGAAGAAAGCTGTAAAGAAAGCTCCTGCAAAGAAAGCCGTAAAGAAGGCAGTCAAGAAGGCTCCCGCAAAGAAGGCTGTAGCGAAGAAGGCACCAGCGAAGAAGACGGCTGCTAAGAAATCACTAGCGAAGTCACGCATGTACATCGGCTCTTATGCTGCCAAGCCAGCGAAGAAAGCCGCTGCCAAGAAGAAGACCGTGACAAGAGCGACAGTTACCGGGACTGGCACTCTCACTGGTCCTGTGACCTTGGCAAAGAAGAAGGCTCCGGCAAAGAAGGCCACGAAGAAAGTCTCCATCAAGGCGCAGCGGAATAACGGGCCGTTGGCGTTTTAAACCTTACCCAACCCGCATTACAGGCAAGCAAAACGCCCGGCAGCTCATTACGAGAGCCGGGCATTTCTGCGTCTCACGCAGTTTCGCTTGTCTATGACTGCACCTATGCAGCTTGTGGCGCTGGAAGATATTCAAGATGCTCAAGGTGCTCATGATACTCAGATGCTTTGTGTTCCTGTCTGCCCGTATTCTGTCCAGGGAGAACCCACCACCAGCCATCACTGCGTTTACGCGACATGATTCCGAGCATCTTTTTGGCACGCTGAATGCTGCTCAGACTGAAGGGTTGTTCAGCGACCAATGACATCACCTTGTTGTAGGGCACGGGGCCATTCGCAAGAACATCGCTCAGGAAGCTCATTGCCATGCGGAGGGCACCATCCGGCTCATTCTGAGGAGGATTGATCGCTTCATGAAGCGCTTCCGATTGGCGCTCGCCCCAGACTATCCGTGTCGTATCGAGATCCACACCTTGTGCGGTGATAGTTCCATCTTCAATCATGTAGGGAAAATGGCCGGATAGGTCAGTAATGTTCGTCTTGACCTTTCCTAGAGTCTGAAATCCGTTCGGGAGTTTTGTGGCAGCGAGCACCATACGCGCAACAGCGGTATACGAGAGTGATCCTGAAACCCGATCCAGAAGGTTCTTATTGCCGCTGTCCTTTGCAAAATGGGCGACCCCAATTACAGCTATATTGTGACGCTCGGCAAGTTGTGCCAATTGTTCCATCGCTGAACGAACAGCACGAGTTCCACCGGTCTCCGTTGCGGAGATGATTGGGTCAGTAATGAGTAGGCGTATACGGTCCTCTCTGTCGGATGGGAATTGATCGAGCGTCTCACTGAGTACGTCGATATCTCTCGCTACGTCGAAATAGTCCGCAATGCCCTCTTTGGTTGTGAAATTGGGAAACAAGATACGACTGACATCAGCACCATTGGCCAGCAAACGCGGAATGATCGTGTCCTCTTTGTGATCTTCGGGCGCATAAACAATCACGTGTCCCGCTGAGGAAACAGTTCCATCCGGCAGCAGTCCTCCAACAGTTATCGCAGCAGCGATATCCATAAGAATCGTGCTCTTACCTGAGCCAGGATCGCCCGCAAGAATAGTAAGCGCTCCAAGCGGAACGAAACTTGGCCAGAGCCATTGCTTCGGCTTCGGCGTGAGGGCGCTACCCTTTTCAAAGTGAACTCTATCTTCCATCAGCCCTTCTCCTTCCGGTGTCTGTCGACGTGTCGTAACGATAGGCCGGGTGCGATGTTCTGCACCCGACCTCCCGCATTAGGCGGTGCGCTGAATCCAGACGTACAGGGCTTTAGGGTTGTTAGATAGAATCACCTTTGCTGGCTTTTCCTTAGATTTCAGGAAGTTGGCGAGAGCGGTTTTCGTCTTCTCTGCCGTCTTGCCTGCTTCAATCGGATACTTGAAGGTCTTGCCGGGCGCGAGCGTGTCAAATAAAGTCAAAGCCCGCATACGCTCTGCCGAGGCTGTATTCCGACCAGCCTTGAAGAACTGAGCAGCGATGCTCGCGTCTACTGGAGCGAAGAAATCAAAGTTGTCAGTGTTGTTGGTGTTCGTTGTGTCGTTCATAGGTCCTACTTTCTGCCTTTCGGCGGGTTATGAGAAATGGCGTGGATGGCATAGCCGCTGCACATCCCAATATGCGGGCGCAGGTCTAGGCGGCTATAGCCTCGCTCGTCGGCTTCGTAGGCCGAATGGTGCCGATGAAATCCATGCGTGCAATGCGTTGTACTTCGGACATAGGAATGCGCACGGAGCCGCCATGTCGGCGCGTCTTGAGCCGCTTGTCCGCGATTAGGTAGTCGATGCTGCGCACCGACAGCGAGAGCATGATCGCGCAGTCTTCCCGCGTTACGAGTAGTGGTTGAATTGTTGTTGTATTTTCCATAGAACCTCCGGGGCTAAAGTTGATGTTTAGCCTTGAGAGGTAATTGGTTGTAGGTGGGGCAGATGGTCACCGCTCAAGGCACGTACACTCCGACGCTTTCGCGTCAGGGTGTTGCATACATGAGCGGCCAAACTTCATCCGCATAGCTACAATAGCAAGGGGTGCCTATGAGTGCAAGCGAAAAAGCAGAACTTTCTTTAGAGCCGCTAGAGCTAATTGAAAATGAATCCGGTCCTTTCACCTGGAACGTCGATGATTCCTTTATCGACCCCCTTGGGTATGCAGGCATCGAACCTGCTTCGCCCGCTCAACTTGCGCGAATGAAGGACAAAGCACGCAGACCTCTTGAAGACCCCAAAGATTTCACAGATGAAATCACCAAGCACTTCCGCGACGAGTTGAGGAAGCAAGAGCAATCTCCTGATGCGTTTTCTAAGCGCCTCGAAACCTATTTGGCTAAATCTGATGGTCAATATGAAATCAGGTCAAACAAAGAGGCTCGGCGCAGAGAAAGAGGAGTTGAGCAGAACCTAACCAAGTTTGTACAAGGAAGTCAGTACATCTATGGAGACGGGCAATCACGCAAGATTCTCTATGTGCTGATATTCCCCACCAGCTTGCGCATCCTCACAGACTGACCCGCCAGATAGAGAAGCCCTCTATCCCGCTATCAATCCAACATGGCTAAGTGATCGCGGATGGTAGTTGAGTCAGCGTGTGCATAGCGCATGACCATACTTGAAGACTTATGGCGGCTGAACGCCTGGACCACGGCGAATGGGGCTTTCTCAGCAACGATCGATATCGCGGTGTGCCTGAGATCGTGCCAGCGAATCTTCAGCTTGGCATCTTTCGTCGCCTGAGCAAACCATTTCTTGTTATCGCCAATCGCGAACACGGCATCAGTTGGAGCATCGTATTTCCGGCCAGCAAGCCGTGACCGTTTGAGTTTCTGAATCCTTTTCAATGCCTGTTCTGCAAGCCCCATCATCTCGCAGACATAGGTTTCACCATTCTTAGTGTTCAACGCGGTGATCTTTTTGTTCTTGAAATCCACCTGTGGCCATAGCAGCCCGTACTGTTCGGACTTGCGCCAAGCGGTTCCAAGAGCGAAATCAAGCTCACATAACCGGTGTTCAATCACATCCGGCTGGTACTGCGCGAGGTGAGCTTTCGATTCACCACTCTTGCGGATGGCATTTCGTAGCTTTTCAATCTGCTCGTTAGTTAGGCGCTGCCCAACGTGATTGTCCATCTTGCGCTGTGGGACATTGCGGACAGGGTTCACCTTCACCCTTGAGCGTTGCAGCGCGCGGCGATAGACGCCTGAGAACGTGGACTTGATACGGTTGACCGTACCAGGGGCAAGATCTCGTTTGCGCTGAATATCAATAAGCCAATCGTCTATCTGGGCCGTTTGCAATGTTGACGCGGGATGTGAACCAAACGCTGCGATGATCTCTCTGATGACACGCGGAGGATTGATCTGATCTTTGAACTCAGTCGGGTTGGCCTTGACGTGTGTCAGATAGTCATCAGCCAACTCTTCTACGGTGACGCCAGCCGCATGACGATCCTCTTCAGCGAAGGTGAGGACCGGCTTCTTTGCGGTGACAGGCAACACGCCTTCACCTGTCCGCAGGATCATCCGAGCTTTATCGATGTAGGCCACGGCGGCATCACGATCAGTACCGAAAGACTTCCGCACCCAATTCGGCTTCCCTGTCGCTGTTGTGCCATTGAGGTAGCGGGCGCACCACTTCCCACTTCCTAGCGGCCTCTCGTATACACCGGGCATCTTCTTGGGTTTGCGGCCTCTTGGCATCGTGATTGCCTCCGAGGTCAGTATCCCATCTTGTGCTACTTTTGTGCTACTTTTTCCCGGTAATTCGTGCCGCTCGGTGCGGTCCGTGCAGCCGGATGCAAGCTCAAAACCATCGTTTATCTTATTTATTTTGTTATGTTTATGCGTTTACGTGCAGTTCAGTTCAGCGAGATTCAGGAACATGGAGAATCGCACTCCTAACGCGAAGGTCGCAGGTTGGACTCCTGCCCGGGCCACCACATATCCTCAATATCCATGCGTGTTTTACGACACTCCCCAAAAGCTATCAAAGCCTCCAAAACCAGCTTGTGCTACTTTTGCACCCTGTACTTTGCTGCACACAATACCATCCATAAACAGAAAAGCCCACCCTGCTGTCAGGATGGGGCGCGTGTTGAATGAGCATGATTGATTCAGCTTGTATGAGAGCGAGCCGGATAAGGATGATGTGAGTTCAATGCTTCAGCTTTGCGTATTGCTCACCGGTCTGTTCGAGCTTGACGCCGCCTTCGCCATTCTGAAGAGCAGAATCTAGAGCCTGCCGTGCAGCGAGATCTAAACGAGTGGGAGTACGGGAGATCATGTCCCGAATTGTGTCGGCATGATCGAACCTTCTCTTCCGGCCAACCATCATCCAGTTGGGGTCAAGGAACTCAACATACCAATCACCGTGTTCATATTTGAACCTGAGCCAAACGGATTTAGGCCGGGCACATCTGGAACATTGCCGCTCACCACCGGGCCAGTCTCCGAGCGCAATCAAACTCATGCAAGAGGAGCACATTCGGCCTGACTCCCGCAGCGATGTCGTCGATGCCTGTTCGGCGCTCATTGCGGAATTCTACACGAAGAAAAAGCGAAGAGCGTGATAGCCTGAACAGTGGAGCCTTGGTACCGGGGAGGATGGGCGGCATGGCAAATGTTTACGACGCAGGCAGGTTACGGCTGACGGTCAAGGAGAAACTCGCCCTAATTATTAGCATTGCATTTGCACTCGGGTCGTTCGACTCACATGATGCGGTGCTTGTTGTTCCGTCGCTTTCTGTCGCGGCTATTGCTTTTGTCCTTCTGTGTATCTGGCATAAGGGAAATCCTTGGAATCGTTTGGCAACGGCCATCTTTTTTCTTGTAATTTTGGTTTTCGCCGGACGGAGGAGCCTACGGCATACCTCCCTGCCCGCACCAGCTATCAATACAGCCGCTCCTGCACCGCAACCTTTGTCAATCAATCAGAATGCAAACAACAGTGACTGCTCAAACATTGTGGCTGGCGGAGATGTTAATAATTGCACTTCTTCGGAGAGGGCTCATGTCAAAAATAAGCACTAGCATCATTCTCTTGCTCATTTGCATCTCTGGCTACGGCCAAACTCCACAGACATCCATTCAGCAAAAGTCCACGAATAGCTCATGCGCCGCTATCAATGCGGGCCGCGACGTATATTGTGTGTCACAAAAACCTCCAGAAACCATGAGTAGTCTTCGCAAGAAGACTGCCGCACTAGCTACGCAAATTTTGGCATTCTCTTACGCGCGAGAGGGTCAGCCTGGCGACGTGGACAATCAAGCACTGGCCCAGGGTATTTTGGTCAGCATAAATCGCAATCCTGCTTCCGGGCAGGCATTCATATCTAACGTTAATCATTGGAACGCTGAAACCAGAGACATGTTTCTAAAAGACTATTGGCCCCAGGTCACAGCACTGACGGGAGAATTGGCTGCGGCGGGTTTCGACGTAACACCTGTGTCGCGCGGAGCAGCAGCGAATGATCCTCGCACAATAGGCTTGATGCTAAGTGTAGTTTCCGCTCGTATTGGCAAGAAACCTCCTTATTCGAGAACCTTGACGAAGGACGAAGCCAACGCCATCCTGCGAGGGTTAGGCAAAGGCGCGAATATAGAAATCTATGCAAAGAAGGACGATCCTAACTCTTTGCTAATCGCTGGGACTCTCGCAGCAGAAGCAAACCACCTAGGACTGCTACATGACATTACAGTACGCCCCCTTGAGGACAAGCAGCCCGCGTTGACCGGGATTCAGTTGGTAGTTCCATCTGCTGATCTGGAGTTCAACTTTCAGAGCGTTTATCTGACGCTCAAAGAATGTGAACTGGAAACCACCATCACTACACGAGAGACAAAACCTTACCGAGTATTCCTTGCGATTGAAGTGTGGCCAGCAACTCAAGCAGAGATTCCTCAAGATGGTATGCCATCGATGATTGTGAATACCGGTCCGCAGGTCACATCGCAATAAGCTCGCGGCTAGATCGTGACCCCACGAGTTGCTATGACACAGCAAAAGGGCAGCACTCCTCCATATCGGTTCGGAACAGTCTCCTTAAACGGAAAACGCCCGGTCCTCATGAGAGGTTGCCGGGCATTCTTGCTTGTGTCGCGGTTGGTGATGGATTAATCAAAGCTGGCTAGGTGCCCTATAGACGTAAGCCTCACCTGGCTTCACGACCTCTTCCTTCGTTGGAGCCTGTTCATCGGTGGACTTCTCTTCTGTGGGCTTCTCTGCGGTGGGTTCCTTTGCAATTTCCTCGGAAATAACTGTCGGCAT